TCATTTTCCATCGCTACTGTCGGACGCATGTTGCTCGGGCGCATCATCCGACTTGCGGGTATTTCGAACCCGCTTCACAACTTCCTGCATAAGTAATTCGGAGTCAACAACCGCAAGCATCTCGCGATGGCTTTGAGTGGGAATTTCACGCAGATCCGCCTCTTGTTCAGTAATGAACCCGGCCTCGACGAGCGCCTCAAGGACGTTGGAATGGTAGCCCCGCGCCAGCTTGACGACGAAGGCGACATCCGGCTGAGCACCCTTTCTCCATCGCGTAAACGCGCTTTGATCAAAGCCTGCTCGCTGTGCCGCCTCCTTGTATGTGTCGTCCCCGATAAGCCTCTGAACGTACTCCCACCAGCGGTTCTCACTCATGAGAAATGAGAGTAAGCGTGAACCCGAATACCGTCAAGTTTTGGGCCAAGCCAAACGGCTCTTGCGCACAAGATCACACGGGTGTACTTTCAGTTTTGCGCCCAGCCAAACACCATTTGGGCCAAACGATACGGAGCCATCATGAGGGAGATACAGACCCTGCGACTGCGACCGGAATTCGCAGAAGAGTTGCTTGAGCGCTCAGGAGGGCAGCGCGGAGTCGCACGGAGACTTGGGCTTTCGCTTGCCACTGTCAATCGGCAGCTCAATCACAACATGGAACCATCGGCTCGATTTGTCGCGAAGGTGTTGACGGTTTGCGCCGTTCGATTTGAAGACGCCTTCATGGTCAGCGACGAGCCCGTCGAAACTCTCCATCGCGGACATCAAATGAAACCGAGTGCTGGCATGAACCGCAGCGGCGAACTCGCCCAGGTCGCGACAAAGGTCCGATCATGAGCGCTGCCCACATGACAGTAAAGAAGCTGGCCGAACGGTGGGACTGCAACGTCTCGGTGATCTACCACCAGATCAATCAAGGAAACATCGCAGCGCTGCAGATCGGCACGGCAGTGCGCATCCCGATCACTGCAGTTGAAGCCTTCGAAGCGAGCAACACCAAAAACCTGGAATCAGCGTGAAAAAGCCGCCAGGTGCAGACACACCTGACGGCCGACCGAATCCCAAGCAAAGGAATCTGATGCCAAATACTACGGCAACCCTCGTCACCATCCCAGTCCCCACTACAGACTCTCCACTGACTGCAGCTCAGATCGACGGCGAAGCGAAGGTGTCACTACGCCACGCATGCGACACGGTCGGCATCGACTACTCACGTCAGTTACAGAAGCTGAAGAACAAGTCGTGGGCACGTGTGGGCATCATGCCCACGCACGACACCACAGGCCGAATTCAGCAGATGGCCATGATCGACCGCCGAACCTTCACGATGTGGCTCGCAACCATCGACGCCAATCGAGTCTCCGAGCACGCCCGTCCGATCGTCGAGGCGTACCAGGCCGAAGCCGCCGACGCCCTCGATGCCTACTTCAACAAGGGCGCGGCGATCAATCCTCGCGCCGACGAACATCAGATCAACGCGCAGATCTTTCAGTCCCGAGCACGTATGGAACTCCTTCAAGCCGCCAAGGGTCTCATTCACCCGGACCACCTCGAAGCGAAGGCACGTGTCCTTATCGCCTATGGACTCGGCGAGGGTGCCGAACTCGATCAGACCCGCGCGCCGCTGTACTGCAAGGACTTCCTTGCGTCGAAGAATGCTTCCCGTGCTCGCATCTCGTCCATTGCCAGCCAGTTCGGCAAGAAGGTCAAGAAGGCGTACATCGAGGCGACTGGCAACGAGCCAAAAAAGTACCCGCTCACTCTGCCGAATGGACAGACCCGCGAAGTTCTTGCCTACACCGAAGCGGATCGTCCACTGCTTGAACAGGTTTGGACCGAACACTTTTCCCCACTGACGCTGGTTTAGGAGACTCCGATGACCAACACACTTACTTACGACGGAATCCCGATCGAATCCGTGGAGCGTGTCAAGCCCGCACTCGGTACCGATCATCACTACGGCGGCTACTTCCGCTTCGAGTACGTCGGCGGCGGAACTGACACCGCATACGGCGACGAACTCCACATCGTCGGAGATAGGCAATGACCCTCGACGAGGCCCTCGCCGAACTCACCAAGATCTCTGAAACCGACAAGGCGCTGACTGCCGAGGTCAACCGTCTCGACAGCAAGTATCGCGAGACCGATGCTGCCGAAGACTGGGTAGCCCGTTCCCGCGCTCGTATCGAACGCGACTCGCACCGACGTCGAAACTTCAGCCGATTGCTCGACACCGCGATCTGGGCCGTAGCCGCAAGCTCTGCCTGATCCTCAAGCCCCGGTGGCGTCACCCAAGTAAGACCGTTACCCGGCCCAGATGACCGGACGTCGGCGCCACCGGCTCAAACCCTCTCCCCGTTCATTCCCCCAAGACAGGACTATCCGCGATGACGCATGTCCAAATGCCGATGATCACCACCTCTCCACTGCCTCCGATCGCTGCCGAGGTATGGCGCAACGTGGTCGCCACCGAGATCCAGAACCACCCGCAGCGCGCTCTGATCGGCGATCCTTCCGAACCCGAAGCCCAAGCGGTCGTTGTGGCCGATCTCGCTCGGCGTGACTTCGACGGCGACGAGACCCCTCGACCCTCCGTTAAGTCGGACGCGACTGATCCGGATCACCTCGCGCAGCTCATGAAGATCTGCAAGTTCCTCGCCGTCGTCCTCGCTGTCGCCGCACTCATCGTTGCCGGCGTCGCGTACATCACCTACCCCGAATTGCGGTGACGGCATGTTCTGGCTCGCACTGGTGATCGTCGCAGGTATCGCAGCCGTGTTCACCCTCATCGGCTTGGTGGTGGAGCCGTGAACGCGCAGCCCACCCTTCGCGATATGGCATTCAAACTCGACACTCTCGCAGTCGAACTCGCAGAGAAGGGCAAGCATCGCGAGGCTCGGACTGCGATCAGTCTGGCTATCGCGCTCGAGAATCGTCAGCAGCAGATCAACGCTTCCGACTTCATTCCCCGTCGCGGCGTGGTGGACGACCGATGAGCAACCTGGACGCCGAGGGTGTCATCTTCGCGACAGTCGAAAACCTCGCCGCCGTAGAGGGTTACGGGCACTGGCAGCAAACGGACATGGACACCTTCGCCAATGCGAAGCGCCTCGGATTCTCTACGGCGTACATCGAGATCACCACCCCCGATGATGACGACGACATGATCCACCTCATCGCCGAGAAGCTTCCCGCTCAGCGCCAACTCGCTCCCGAATTCGGCGCAGCAATTGATCACGCCTACGACATGACCGACCACAAGAACGGGATCTGAGATGTCCTCCCCTGCAGCAATGCCCGGAGCCTCGGCGGCTAAGCGCAGACGTCGAGTGCTCGTCGAATACGAACGCATCACAGGCGAGCGCCCTTGTGCAGTCATCGGCCGCCCGCTAGTCGACTCCGACACCTCGAGCGTGTACACGCGGCACGGGTTCCTCGAACTTCGCGGCGAGTGGCCGCGAACAGATGACATCGCTATCGCGCATCGCCGAGTCATCACCGTCACGTTCATCGACGTGAACGCCGAAATCCTTGCGCTGCTCCGAGATCACGGGCTCGCACCAAGTGAGGAGCCTCCGTACTGATGATCACCATGACAGATCTCTTCTGTGGCGCAGGCGGTTCGAGTACCGGCGCAGTCCAGGTCCCCGGCGTCTCGGTTCGCATGGCCGCCAATCACTGGGACCTCGCGATCGAGACCCACAACACGAATCATCCGACCACCGATCACGCGTGCGCCGATCTCTCACAGGTCGACCCGAGACTGTTCCCTCGCACGGACCTCCTGTGGGCGTCCCCCGAGTGCACGAATCACTCACAGGCTAAGGGAAAGAAACGGAACCTCGACTCGACACCGGATCTCTTCGGCGACGTACTTCCTGACGCCGCAGCCGATCGCTCGAGGGCAACCATGTGGGATGTTCCCCGGTTCGCCGAACATCACCAGTACAAGGCGATCATCACCGAGAACGTCGTCGACGCCGCGAAGTGGATCATGTTCCCGGCGTGGCTCCAGGCGATGGCCCTACTCGGCTACGACCACCACATCGTCTACATGAACAGCATGCACGCGCAGGCCGGCGGCGACCCAGCTCCGCAGTCCCGCGATCGCATGTACGTCGTCTTCTGGCTCAAAGGCAATCGGACGCCGAACCTCGACAAGTGGACGCGCCCTAAGGCCTACTGCCCGTCGTGCGACGAGATAGTGACCGCGCTGCAGGGCTGGAAGAAACCGACGCGGTGGGGCCGGTACCGAGCGCAGTACGTTTGGCGCTGCCCGAAAGTCACTTGCCGTAACGGCGTCGTCGAACCGGGCTGGCTGCCCGCTGCATCGGCGATCGACTGGACGCTCAGGGGTGAACGCATCGGCGACCGTTCGAAGCCGCTCGCACCGAAGACAATCGCTCGCATCGAGGCAGGCCTCGAGAAGTTCTACGGGCCGCATCCGTTCGTGACGACGATGTACGGCAAGTCGAAGAACCATCCGATCACCAGCCCGATTGGAACGCTATCGACAAACGTCCATCACGGCATGCTCGTCCCCGCCGGCGGAACGTGGAACGACAGTGCGACATCGGTCGACGATGTCATGCGCACTCGCACCACTCGCGACATCGAGGGCCTGCTGATCCCGGTCGAAGGTCGCGACGGGAAGGAAGCGCGCCCGGCGGCTGACCCATTGCGCACGATGACTACCCGCAACGAGACCGCGTTCATAGTCCCGATGCGGAACAACAACACCCCGAAGGCAATGTCGGAACCTCTCGACACATTCGCCGCCAACGGTCTGCATCACGCGATGATCACGCGGCACAACAGCTCTCGCAAGGGTGACGGTTCCGAGATGTCGACGGCAATCAACGACACGTTGCGGACACTGACCGCTGTGCCCACAGCATCGCTGACGACGTGGGAGCAGCCGAAGGTCGACGACTGCATGTTCCGCATGCTCGAGCCGCACGAGATCGCAGCAGGTATGGCGTTCACGCCTGGCTACACCATCCTCGGCAACAAGCGCGAGCAGGTTCGTCAGGCAGGTAACGCCGTGTGCCCTCCCAATGCGAGGGATCTCGTCTCTGCCGTCGTCGAGTCTCTGTCGGTGGCGTGATGAAACTACTTGCCGCCAAGGCGAATACCGGCAAGCGAGTCATCTATACCAACCCCTCGACTCACGAGAAAGAATCCGGCGTCATCTCTCACTGCGACGAGAAGTACGCCTACGTCTACTACGGCGACCCGCCGATCATTCACCCGACTCACCCCGACAATCTTGAATTCGACAGGAGCAGACGATGATTCACACCGAACCGCATCCACTTGCAGGCCAGACCGTCGAGATCAAGATCGAGGGCGAGACGCTGGAATTCCGGCTCGAAGACTGGTGGGACCGCGTGCACGGATCTTCCTGGATGTTCTCGGACGGCAACCCTGCAGCGTTGAAATACGCGATGCGGGCCGCACTCAAGGAACCCACCTCCCTCCCGCTCGACGACGAGGTTGTCTACGGCAAGGTCGACATCTTCGGCCACTTGATCCACGCCTCCGAGATCGTCACGCAGCCATGACTACCGACCCGGAATGGGGCGACTTCGAGGACTTCACGCCCGATGAGCCCGACCCATTCCATGAGTTCGATCCTCGCGACGACTATCCGGATTGGCGGCGGCGATGAATGAGCACATCGACGGACACAACCGAGTGGTCGTCACACCCGAGCCTGACGACAGGCTCCGTATCGACTGCTATCGCCGCGACGCCTGGTCCGGCAAATGGCTCCACGAGTACGGCGGAATCCACTCCGCCGCAATCTTTTCCACGCCAATCGACAAGGAAGCAAAATGACCGAGCCCACCACCGTCGGCTACCACGTCATCAATCTCGTCGCCGAGAACTACAAGCGAATCAAGGCCGTAGACATCACGCCCGACCCGAACTCGTCGACGGTCACGATCGCCGGCCGCAACGCACAGGGCAAGTCGTCCGTCATCGATGCAATCTGGGCAGCACTCGCCGGGACGGCAGCGACCAAAGGCACCGCGACAACCCGACCTATCCGCGACGGCGAGAACACTGCCCGCGTGACTGTCGACCTGGGTAACATCATCGTCACTCGCACCTGGGAAGGCGACAAGACTGCACTCAAGGTCGAGTCTCGCGAAGGTGCACGCTTCGGCTCTCCGCAGAAGATGCTCGACGAGCTGATCGGTCGACTGTCCTTCGACCCACTGGCGTTCGCATCACTCGCACCGAAGGCGCAGCAGGCCGAGCTACTCCAGTTGGTCGAGTTGCCATTCGATCCCGCGACGCTGGCGAGCCAGCGAAAGGCGGCATTCGACGACCGAACCGACGTCGGGCGCGTGGTTAAGCAACTGCAGGGCCAACTCGCCGGATTCCCTGAGATCGGCGATGACGTACCGGACGAGCCTGTTTCGGTGGCCGCCCTGATTGAAGAACTGGACATCGCGACATCACTGCAAGTCGACGCAGAGAACGCGGCCATCAACGCGAATCATGCCGCGCGAGCGGTTGCCGATGCGGAGCAGGGTGTCACTCGAGCCGAGGAACATCTCGCTGCCATGCGCGCTGATTTGGCTAAAGCTGAGGCGCACCGGAATCGCCTGACGGAACCTCCCGAAGTTGAACCGATCCGCACCCGTATCAACAATGTCGAAGAGGTCAATGCTGCCGTCCGCCAGAAGCATCAGCGGCAGGAAGTCGTCGACCTACTCGATGCCGAGAAGTCGAAGCGGGACGCACTCACCGACAAGATTGCCGAACTCGACAAGACGAAGATCGACGGACTCGCAGCCGCGACGTTCCCGATCGACGGCCTCGGATTCGACGACGAGGGTGTCACCTACCGCGGAGTGCCGTTCGCGCAATCGTCGGCCGCTGAACGCCTTCGAGTGTCCGTTGCAATGGCGATGGCGATGAATCCCAAGATTCGCGTCATCCGGATCACGGACGGCTCGCTGCTCGACTCCGAGAACCTAGCGCTCATCGAGGAGATGGCGGCTGCCGAGGGATTCCAAGTCTGGATCGAACGCGTCGACGAAACCGGCAAGGTCGGCGTCATCATCGAAGACGGCGAGGTCAAGGCATGAGCGCGCCCACCGAGCCCGGCATCTACGACGGCATCCCCGACTCCGTCTACCACGGTGACAGGAACTCGCTCTCGTCATCCGGGGCACGGAAGCTCCTCCCGCCAAGCACGCCGGCGCTCTTCAAGTACGAACAGGATCACCCGGTCTTCAAAGACACTTTCGACTTCGGACATGCCGCCCACGCCGAGGTTCTCGGCACCGGCATGGACATCGTCGAGGTAATCGCCGACGACTGGCGGACGAAGGCGGCGCAACAAACCCGCGACTCGATCCGTGCCGAGGGCAAAACCCCGCTACTGACGAAGGATCTCGCGAAGGTTCACGAGATGGCCGATGCGCTCCGTAGTCACGAGACCGCGGCGACCCTGCTCAGCAACGGCAAGGCTGAACAGTCGCTCTACTGGCGAGATCAGGCAACCGGCATCATGCGCCGAGCGCGCCCAGACTGGCTACCGAACGTGACAGGCTCGCGCCTGGTCGTCCCGGACTACAAGACCGCGGTATCCGCCGACGAGACCGACTTTGCCAAGGCTGCAGGAGATTACGGCTACCACTGCCAGGCGCCGTGGTATCTCGACGGCATCATCGAGCTCGGTATCCACCCCGACCCCGAGTTTGTGTTCGTCGTTCAGGAGAAGGAACCGCCCTACCTGGTCAACGTCGTTCAGCTCGCACCCGATGCGCTCGAACTCGGTCGTCAGCTGAACCGCATCGCGATCGAGACCTACGTGACGTGCAGGCAAACCGGCATCTGGCCTGGCTACGGCGAGGACATCAAACTCGTCGACCTCCCGCCGTGGCTCTACAGCCAGCACGGAGAACCAATCTCGGAAATGGAGTTCGAATGACGGACGTCGACCTAGTTGCAGCAGCGGCGCCCCGGTCCGATCAGATCAACGCCGACGACCTCATCGGCGGACCACGGGTGGTCACGATCACCGAGGTACGCAAGGGCAACAGCGAGCAGCCTGTCGAGATCGTCACTGCCGAGTTCGGACCGGGTAGGCCGTATCGACCAGGCAAGAGCATGATTCGCGTGCTCATTGAAGTCTGGGGAAAGAAGTCCGGGACCTACGTCGGCCGCAAGCTCGTGATCTATCGCGATCCGACCATCACATTCGGGCCCAACAAGGTTGGCGGCATTCGAATCAGCCACATGTCGCACCTCGACAAGCCGGAGTCCATTCCACTCACCAAGACGCGAGGCAAGAAGGAGTTGTTCAGGGTAGAGCCACTACCCGAAGCGTCACCTGCCAACGGTTCTCGCGCAACCGAAGCTGAGATCAAGGCACTCGTCGACGGGCTCGCTGAAGGTGGAATCACTGACCCGAAGGAAGCGATTCCATTCCTCCGCACTCGTACCGGCCGGCCTGAGATCAATAAGTCGACAGACCTCACCAGCGCTGAGATCGCAGCGGTCCTGGACTTCATGACGAACGGAGAGCCCGAATGACCATCCACACGCTCAAACTCGATCCCCAATGGTTCGACCGCGTCGCGAATGGCACCAAACGAGTCGAGATCCGCAGGGCTGACCGTGACTACCAAATCGGCGACCAGCTCGTCATGCGTGAGATCGAGTCGACCATGCTCTGCGATCGCTATACCGAGCGCGAGGTCACCGTCGATGTGACGCACGTGCTGTACATCGTCCCCGGCCTGTCCGAAGGCTATGTCGCACTGTCGATCTCAAACCCCCGAGTTCAAGAACCCGGCGAATCCGCCACAACAGAAGGAGATTCACAGTGAACGCTCAACCCTTGATCGACTCGGCCCGTCTTCAGTTCTCCGGCCTGTCCGCCGAGGATTTCGAGGACGTCCCCGAGATCGGCGAACAGCGTACGTACACCATCCTCGCGACCTGCCAGTCGCACACCGAGCGCGCGATGGCAAACGAGGGAACGCGTAAGTCGGTGAACATGAAGGTGGTTCGAGTCCTCTCGGGCGTCGACAAGTCGATCGAGAAGGAAATCGAGGACCAGCCGAATCTGTTCGACTCTGCCCCCGACGCCGGTGGCGAAAGTGGTGGCGAGATCGAAACCCCGTCAAATGTCTCCGATTTCACCGGCCCCAAGTTCTCGTCCGACGAGTAACTCAACCCCGCAGCAATCCTCGGGCCGCCGTCGTATTGGCGGCGGCCCGCTTATGCACAGGAGCTATCCACAATGGGCACAACAGCAGACATCGCAAGAGCAATCCACGAGAAGCACTCCAACGGCGGCAAGGTCCCGACATACTTCGAGGAGTTCGTCAGTGACGTGCTCTCCGAACTCCGGGCTAGTGGCCGTCTCGTCCCTGCTGGCGGCATGGCTCTCGCAGCTGAGGAATGGGCGGATTTCCTGAATGTGATCCACGAGGGCCGCGGGGATTACAGCTCGCGTGATCGGCTTCGCGAGAAGTTCCCGACAATCGCACCCGTCGAGGCAGCAACGCAATCCGCTGGCGGCGATTGCTTCGATGTCTGCGGAGGCCACCCCGCCCCTGCCGAACCCGCCGAGAAGGAGACGAAAGCGCAGCGTTGCCCGTCCGAGATCGAAGGCTGGGGATGCTCGCTGACGAGCGGTCACGACGGCGATCACACCGCATACGACCAGGACGGATCGGCTTACGTTTGGCCCGCCTCCTCGCCGGTTGTCCCTGCCCCCACCGAAACCGAGTGGCAGACATGGCAGGAAGTTCCGGAGGGTGTGCAGTACTACGGCATCAACGGATGGGGACCCACTTACTACGTGAACCGCGGTGGTGTGCGGTACAGGGTTTTCGACGACACACCGTCCAAGACGGCAGATTACGTCGTGCAGAACTTCGCCCCGTTCGTTGCGGCCGAGGAGGGGTGAGCATGAGCGACCTCCCGATTGGCATTGGTTGGAAGCGTGAAGGCGACAAGGTCGTTGCCCACGTCATCGAGGCGCACCCCGGCGGACGACGCAGCGAAATCGTCAAGGTCACTTACACACTCGAACAGGCCGCCGAGAACGCCAAGCAACTCCTCGCAGCGATGGGCGGCAAGTCATGAGCGACAAGACGGGCATCGAATGGACCGATGCCACATGGAATCCCGTCACGGGATGCACGAAAGTCTCACCCGGATGCGACAACTGCTACGCCGAGACGTTCTCGGAGCGCTTTCGTGGCACGCCCGGCCACTACTTCGAGAGCGGTTTCGACCTCCAGCTCCGACCGGACAAACTTCGGCAGCCGCTCGCGTGGCGTAAACCTCGTCGAATCTTCGTGAACTCAATGAGCGATCTGTTTCACGCAGACGTACCTGACAACTTTATCGGCAGCGTCTTCGACACCATGGCCGCCGCGAAGCAGCACACGTTTCAGATCCTCACCAAGCGGCCTGGTCGAATGCGGTCGCTACTCAGGCGGTGGGCTGAGCAGGCCGCCGACAGTCCACATGCAGGCGCATCGTTCCGCCGAAACGACATGATGTGGAGCGAACCCCGCATCTGGCCATTGCCGAACGTCTGGCTCGGAGTCTCGGCCGAGAATCAGAAGTGGGCGGACGTCAGGATCCCGATCCTGCTGGACACCCCGGCCGCCGTCCGGTTCATCAGCGCTGAGCCACTGCTGGGGCCAATCAACCTGTGGAACGTGAACGGAATCAACGCGATCGAACCCGATTGGATCGGTGGACCCACCGCGGGCACGGGCTGCCCCCATCCACTGCTGGACTGGGTGATCGTCGGCGGCGAGTCCGGCCGCAACGCCAGGCCGATGCATCCTGAGTGGGCGACGTCGTTGCGCGACCAGTGCAGCGAAGCGCAGGTGCCGTTCCTGTTCAAGCAATGGGGCGAGTGGTCTCCAGGGATCCTGGACTTCGGTAGTCGCACAGGCACAGTCGGCATTGGCTTTCGCTCCGAACCATACGTCGACGGACGATACGGCGGAGAGCTTGCGTCGATGACGCGTGTCGGCAAGAAAGCCGCGGGGCGCGAACTCGACGGCCGGACTTGGGACGAGTTCCCCGAGGAAGGGCGCCGGATATGACCGACAGACGATGCCCGGTCTGCTGGCGCCCTATTCCGATCGCCCCGAACTTCCGATTCGGGCACCACCGCGACAAGGCCGGCAACTCCTGCCCAATGTCCGGGCGCTACCTCCAAGGCCCCGAACGCAAACCCATCGAACCACTTTCAAGAACGGAGGCCGCGAATCATGGCTCGTGAATATGCTCGCGTCCGGCTTAACATGGCGGAAGATCCCGAGTATCTCGATCTCACCGTCGACGCGCAGCACCTCTACGCAAACATCCTTCTGATCGACCCGTCGCTCTCGTACTGCGGCATCGCTGACTGGCGCCCCGTACGTCTCACTCAGCGCGCCAAAGACCTCACCCTCGATCGCATCATGGCCGCTGCCGCAGTGCTCGAAGAAGCCCGATTCGCGCTCTTCGATCCCGATACCGAGGAGGTTCTCGTCCGCACTCTCGTCCGCAACGACGAGCTACTCCGCAACCCGAAAATGGCTTTGTCCGTCGTAAAGGCCTACCAGGGCGCAGCGTCTCGAACCTTGCGCGCGGCGGTCGTCACCGAGCTCCACAAGGCCCGTGAAACGCAGTCGGATTTCTCGTCATGGACGAGCCCGATGTCGAAGGACGCGCTCGCTCGATTGCTCGATCTTCCGGCGCTCGATCCGGCCGATTACACCAATCGGATTGCCAACCCGATTACCAATCGGAATACCAATCACATTGGTAATCGTATTGGTAATGCCGATGCGGTCCCGAATACCAATCACATTGGCAATACGGACCCGGGTGCGGATTACCAATCAGATTCGGTCGGTTTCCTACCAGTAACCAGCAACCAGCAGACATACAACCAGCAACCAGAGAGTGGTTACGTAAGTACGGAAGGTTACGACGCGAGCGCAACCAATCCCCCACCCCGCCACTGCCCCCAGCACATCGACGAACCGACGACCGCGCCCTGCCGGGCTTGCGGCGACGCCCGTCGAGTTCGCGAAGTTTGGGACCGCAACGAAGCCCACGCGGTCAAACTCGCTCAGTCATCCGAAGCCAAGCGCCGGGCCAAGTTCGTCCAGGACGCGATCGACGAGTGCGAGCTCTGCGACGAACGCGGCTACCTCGGCACCACCGTCTGCGAGCACAACCCCGAACGGCTCGAGATCAACCGCCGAGGCGCGGCACGTGTCCGTGAAGCCCTCGAAGCTGCGAAACGAAAGGCTGACGATGAACAACTTTGAGGATCTGATGAATCACGAGAAAGCGCTCACGGTTTCGTGCCAGGAGTGCGGCGCCAAGGTCGACGAAGCGTGCACTCGGGTCGACATCAAGGGCGATCGCTGGCCGTTGAAGAACTTCCCGGCGCACCTGTCCCGACTCAAGCGCGTCGATCGCCTGGAGCGTTTGCATCAGCTCGACACTGAGCGCTCGAAGACCTTCCAGGCCGACCGAACCCCTTCGGGGACCGTTTCAATCGCTCCTGAGGGCGATCAGCCGGTCGGAATCGACACCGAGGGGCGTGGACGATGAGCGGCGAAGTGATCTCGATTAACCGAAAGGCGCCCGAACCGCCCACGCTCATCTGCGCCTGTGGAAGCGGATGGTTCACCGCGCTCGTGTGCTTCGACGGGCAATCGGTGACCGGGTACAGCCTGCCGGTCAAGTGCATCGACTGCGGCCAGGAGGTCACACCGTGACGAGCGTGATCGGCTTGGACCCCTCGCTCACGGCGGCGGGAATCGCAATCCTGGATGATCCAAAATCGGCCGAGACGCCCAACGTGCCGAGGTTGCTCACGGTCGGCGAGAGCGGACGCAAGGGCGCAACGCTCACCGAGCGAGCTACCCGAGTCGGGCGCCAGTACGAGTTGATCCTGCGATCCATGCCGCCAGCCGTGCGCCTGGTCGTCATCGAAGCGGTCCCGGTTCACAACCCGTCGCCGAACATGGCGAGTCTCTATCAGGAGCGATCTGCGCTGGTTCTGCGCCTCGTGGAGTTCCTCGCCAAACGCGGAATCCCGGCAGTCGACGTAAACCTCTCCACGCTCAAGCTGTTCGCAACCGGCAACGGACGAGCCGACAAGACCGAGGTGATTGCCTCGATGAAATCGCTGTGGCCACACGCAATTATCAAGAACGACAACGAAGGTGATGCGCTCTCGCTCGCAAGCATGGGCGCTCAGTTCCTCGGCTGGCACGAGCCGGAACTCCCCCACCACTACGCCCCGAAAGTCGACTGGACAGGAGTGAAGCGATGAGCGAGTGGCTGGTAAGTCCCCCGCTAGTCGCCATGGCGCCCAAGGAACTTGCAGGGAAGGATCTGGCCTGCTGGTGCCCGCTCGATTCTCCGTGTCACGCAGACGTACTGCTCGAAATCGCGAACGGAGAAGCGTCATGATCCCTGAGTGCCAGAACTGTGGCCGGACGGTTTCCGAACTCGTCGAGATCTGCGCTGACTGCCTCGATGCGCTGCGCCGCGAGATCCGCACCATCCCAGGCCTTGTCACCGACATGACAATCACCCGCGCTCGGCTCGATCGGATGAGTAGCGGCTCAGTGGCCGGCAAGAGTGCAGAGACCGCCCTACCGATCCGGCTCGACAAGTTCGATCGACGCCCGACTGCGAAGCCACTCGACAACCTGACCAACGAGGTCGTCACGTGGGCGAGAGTTGTTGCCGAGCAGTGCGGTCAAGAGAAGGACCTCTACGGCGCGCTGTCTGGCATCGGCCTGCGCCAGCTCGTCCACAACAACCGCCAGCGGCGCCGCGATCCCGCATCACTCTCAGTCGAGGGTGCTCTAGACGTCGAACTCGCCGCGCTCTGGCTGGCTGACTGCGCAGGCTATCTCGCATGGCTACCTGCCATCGCTGAGATGCACGATGCGATCACCGACGTGATCGCCCACTGCAGGAGGGTGATCGATCGGCAGCCCCAGCTCACATACAAGGGACCGTGCCCGCAAGTCTGCTACGACGAGGAGCGCCAGCCGTTCACCTGCTCAGCTGACCTGTACGTCGAACGCGGGGAGGATTACGTGAGCTGCCCTCGCTGCTGGACACACCACAGGGTGAGGGAACTCGAGCTGACCATGATGCGGGCTGTAAATGATCAGTTGTTCACTATTGCTGAGATCGAGCGCCTGTTGCGCGAGTTGGGTGAACCGATTCCACTCGGCACTCTCTATTCATGGCACAGCAGGAAAGCCCTCGAGCCGCGGGCTTGGCGGCAAGCCGACGGAACTAACACAAAGTTTTGGATGCGCAGATCCGACCCGCCACTATTTCGTCTGGGCGATGCTCGTGTTCTGCATGCGAATCCCGCCAGTGCAAATAGGGTGAACCCGCGCGACGGCCGCGACTGTGATGAAAGTGGGAACTATGACGGTACTTGAGTTTATTGACGGGCTTGTAAGGTCGCTCGTCTGGCCGATCTGCATCGCAGTCGTAGTCATCGTGTTTCGAGTTCAGTTGAGATCGATTGTGGCGAGGGCCGAAGACCGCGTCCCATTCCTGCGGTCGCTCAAGGTTGGAAGTGCCGAGATGTCGTTTAGTGATCAGATGCACGAGGTGCTGCAAGAATCGGCCACGACCGCGATGACACTTTCCGGGAGTGGCCGAGCCGACGCGATAGTAGAAGTCGAGATGGCCCTCGGCCGGGCCGAAATGATAGCCCCGACAGTGACGGGCAACGACAGGGACGATCTAGACCTCATTCGTTCGTTCGCGCGTTTCAATCCGAACGCTGCGTTAATCGCGATGGGCGCGTACATGGAGTCTTTGCTGAGAGTTGGTTTCCAGCGTGAGTTTCCAGCTCGCCGCGAAGACACTTGGGTGATCGGTATAGATGATGTGGCTACCGCCCTTCGTGAGGCTGGACGTGACGCCGACACGATAGAAACTGCAATTGGGCTGATAAACCTTGGAAACAGGACTCAGACCGATAATCCCGTCAATGTGAATACCCCCGCAGACGCCCTTTCGCTCATTGACGTCTTCGCACCCATAGCGCGCTACTTCGACTCCCTTGGGGCGCCGCAGTGATTTCCGCACGCGAACAACCGCCCCGTGACTTGAAACGCTCTGACCAGCATGCAAGGATGTCGAACAGGTAGAACACCTGTATCTACCTTCGAATTTCTCACATCACCCCAATCGCGCCCGGCCCCGTTGACGCACCGCTGCAATCACCAGCGAGTGATCCGGGGCCGGACGTTTGCCTATCGCCATGCACGAGGCGAACTCACCCGTCCCCGCTCTCAGTGGGGTACACGGCGATCCATGGCCTGATGTGCCGCGGTAGCCGAACAACTGAATAGGGATTCCCTGTAGCTCAAAGGTAGAGCGCCATCCAGGTACCGGACAGGTAGACGCTGGTTCGATCCCAGCCAGGGGAACAGAGGTTGCCATGCTGCTCGACCTGATCGAAGCAATCCGAATCGTGTGGGCACTCATCGAGTTCTGGGTGATCTGATGGAGCCGCGAGTCGAGATCCATCAGGACATCAATCAGGCCTGGTTCTATCACCGTTGCACCGACTGGAGCTTTGAGAACTTCGGGACAGCCGAGGCCCGACTCCCGCTCGGCGACGGTGGATGGACGCTCGTCAACCACAACACGATCAGCCCATCCATCCTGTGTCACAACTGTGGCACTCACGGCTTCTGGACCGACGGGGCCTGGAGGGGTTGCTGATGCCCACCCTCTACGACCGGCTGTACGACTGCGAGGTACTCATCGCTCGGGCCAAGCGTATGGAGAACTGGGACGGCGTGACTCGACTGACCGAGTATGCCGAATTACTGAGTGCTCAAATCGAAGCGCTCGGCTGATGCCAACGAAGACCACGACACAGCGCGGACTCGGGTGGCCCCATCAACAGCAACGCGCTCGACTACTGCGAGAGCATCGTGATGGTGAGCTGTGCTTCTGGTGCGGCCTGCCGATGTTCAAGTCGCAGAAGCTCGAAGCAGATCATTCGAAGTCTCGCTCTCAAGGTGGCACCAAGGCCGACCGACTCCTACATGGCTACAACCAGGTCGGACGTCGATGCAACCAGGAACGCGGCGACGGATCGAAGGATCACCTGCGACCTGCTCTCACTGGGGCAACCGAACATGCGCCAGAGGAACCGAACGAGGCTCTGGGCGTGCGCGCAATGCCCTGGCCATGACCTACCCACCCCCTTGGATTGTCAAGGGGGTGGGGGTCCCTGACTCCTCGGCAGGTAAGTCAACATTTCTCCCCCCGGCTGGCCCGGAAAAATCGACAGATAGGGGCATCGAGGAATGGCGAAGCGACTGCCCGCGGCTATGCGACCTGCAGGACTCGGCCCTCGCGGCAAGCTCGTCTGGGCTCAGTACGCACCGACGGACGGGGTCAACATCGGCCGCGCTCTCCTCGCGACAGAGGCCGCTCGACTCACGGACCGTAGCGACCAGCTCCACGCCATCATCTCGGGCGACGTCGACGCGTGGGCGAAGGTTCGCCTGCCGAAATCCGAGACCGAGCTGACACTCCAGATCTCCAGCCCCGTCACAGAAGCGCGGCAGGTCGCGAACGTCCTCCGACAGATCATCGCCAAGCTCGACGCCGACGATGCAGCCGCTGCTGGGCCGGGCACAGGCACGGTGACGCAGACGCCGGCAGTAGCGGGGAGGTCGGTCGTTGAGTCCATCGTTGCCCGCCACGCTGATGGGGGTGCAGGAACCCGCGCTTCGTAGGGTTCCCAAAGCTGCACGCAAGGGCGCGTTCTCCTTTGGTCACCGTGCGGTCGAGCTGTCCGAGGCCGCCGGACGTCGCGTCATCCCGTGGCAGCAGGGTGCACTGATCGACATCCAGACCGTCGGCGACGACGGACTGTGGGCAGCCAGCGAAGCGGTCCTGCTCGCCTCCCGCCAGAACGGCAAGAACGGCGTCGTCGAATCCCTCGAACTCGACTGGATGAGTGCAGAGCCGGGCGTACGAATCGCCCACACCGCGCACGAATTCAAGACCGCAATGAAGTCGCTCAACAAACTCGAAGCCCTGATCCGAGGGCTCCCCGGCGCCGATGTCGAACCCGGTCCGAAGAACTCGATCCTCAAGAGCGTGCGTCGATCCCACGGCGAGGAAGGGATCTACTTCCACAACGGCAGCTACTGCGAGTTCTCAACTCGCACCAAGTCCGCCGGCCGAGGCACCTCATACGACCGACTGATCATCGACGAAGCGATGATCTACACGCCAGAGAGTCAGGCCGCACTCGAGCCGCTCGTCAACACTGCGCCCAACGGTCAGATCATCTACACCGGATCTGCACCCGATGCGGACTCGATGGAGTACTGCCAGGCCTGGGCTGACCTGTATTACCGCGCTCTCGAAGACGACGACGAGGATTCGCTCTGCTTCCTCGGCTGGCTCTGCCCTCCTGGTGCTGATCCTGATGACCGACGCGAGTGGGCACGGTCGAATCCTTCACTGGGCTACCTGATCACCGAGCGAACCCTCGCAGCTCGGCGCCGCTCCATGCGCTCGAACGTCCGAAAGTTCTGCATCGAATACATGTCGATCGGCACATGGCCCAAGCAGGAGGAGGGCCCCGAGCCGGTTTTCAGCGGGAAGTTGTGGGCAGACATGACCAACCTCGACCCAACTCTGACCGGCCCCATTGCCATCGCAGTGGACCGATCGCACGACGGTCGATGGTGGGCAATCGCCGCCGCGCAGCGAACCGATGACGGTCGAATCCACCTGGAGGTCGGCTACTTCCGCTCGGCTGCGAACTCGGCGGTCGTCGACTACCTGCTCAAGATCATCGAAGCCTGGGACCCCTGCGTACTGATCATCGACCGAAAGTCACCCGCGAAGGTCCTCGAGCCCCTGCTGATCGCCGCGGGTATCGAACCGGAAATGACGGGCGCTCCCCAGATGGCGACCGCGTGCGTCGGATTCCTCGACGCCGCAACGGACATGGTTCTCAGCCACACAGATCAACCGGCACTGACCGAAGCGCTGGAGAACGCGGCAAAGCGAACGATGCCCGGCGGCGACTGGGCGTGGGACCGCCTCGCCGACGCGATCATCTCCCCGCTCGTCGCAGCAACGCTCGCCCACTACGGCTTGCTCACGTTCGGCGTCGAGCCAGTCGCCAACGAAACCGCAAGCCCTTCCACTGGAAACGATCTCGATCACGCCGTCGAAGAGTTCGACGCACTATCCGCCGCATTCTGAGGAGGTGAGTCATGGCTGACACCAAGCCAACCGCAGCGCCGACCTCCGAAATCGGATACGTCAACGGCCGCGGAACCACGTGGCAGCACTGGGACGAGAGCGAGGAAGTCCCCGAGCTGCAATGGCCCCAGTCGATCAGCGTCTATTCACGCATGGCGAAGGGCGATGGACGCGTGTCCTCGCTGCTCCAGGCCATCGGTTTGCCGATTCGCCGCACCACCTGGCGCCTCGAACAGAACGGCGCCAGCGACGAGGTGCTCGAATTCGTCGCCCGCAACCTCGGTCTACCCATTGCCGGCGCCGACCCCCTGCCACTCACTCGCAGCAAGGGCCGCTTCTCCTGGTCGGAGCATCTGCAAACCGCGCTCCTGATGCTGCAGTACGGGCACTCGTATTTCGAGCAGCGCTACCGCATCGTCGGTGAGGGTGCGAACGCTCGTGCGTACATCCACAAACTGGCACCTCGACCACAAAAGACCATCGACCAAATCAACGTCGCCCTCGACGGAGGTCTGGAGTCGATCAGGCAGAAGCCCCCGGTGAGCACAGGCAAGGTCGTCTACGGCATCTCCGGCGTGGAGATCCCCGTCGACCGCCTCGTTGCGTACGTGCGCGATCCGGAACCTGGCGTATGGACAGGCAACTCGCTCCTCCGCCCGGCCTACAAGCACTGGATCCTGAAAGACGAACTGCTTCGCATTCAGGCAGCCAGTGCACGCCGAAACGGTATGGGTGTCCCCGTCGGTACCGCCGCCTCGGACTCCGACCAGGCCGAGGTCGACAAGATGCAGAAGCTCGCCTCGTCCTTCAAGGGCGGCATGAGTTCCGGCGTCGGCCTCGCGAAAGGTCAAGACCTCAAGCTGCTAGGCGTGCAGGGAAACCTCATCGACATGCAGCAGGCGATCGACTCGCACGACAAGGCAATCGCCCTCGCCGGACTCGCACACTTCCTCAACCTCGATCGGGGCGGGTCATTCGCTCTGGCATCTGTCCAGGCGGACACATTCGTCCAGTCGGTGCAGACATTCGGTGAGAGCATCCGCGACACCGCGAATGCCCACGTCGTCGAAGACCTGGTCGACATCAACTTCGGCGAAGACGTGCCTGCTCCTCGAATCGTCTTCGACGAGATCGGCTCTCGACAGGACGCGACCGCAGCCGCGCTCGCGATGCTCGTCCAGGCCGGACTTCTCGATCCCGACGAGGTCGTCAAGATCTCCGTTCGTCAGATGGTCGGTATCCCGGCCAAGGGTCAAGCATCGGAACCTGCACCGACTGAGGAGGTCCCAGCGTGACCTCGCCGCCAGTACCCCAGGCTCCCCCGCTCTCGCACCTGCCGAACGTCGAACTGATGCACGCGGGCACCTGGTCGGCATCGACCGGGGTTCACACGTTCACTGCAGACGACTTCGCCTATGCGGTAGCCGCTCTCGAATGCCCGGCCGTACGGCGACCGATCCTCAAACTCGGACACACCGACGCGCGCTTCGACGGCGAACCAGCGGCCGGACGCGTGGACAATCTGCACACCGAAAGTGACGGACACAGTCTCGTCGGTGACTACGTCGGCATGCCCGGCTGGCTCGCCACACCGGACGTCAACGGGCACACGGTCATCGCGTCCGCCTACCCCGACAGATCCGTCGAGGGCCAGTGGGACTACGAGTGCGCCCTCGGCCACATCCACCCGTTCGTCCTCACGGGCGTCGCACTCCTCGGAGTCCAAGGGCCTGCCATCGGCACGCTCACGTCACTGCACGACGTCGGCGCGATGTACGGCGTCGCGGCCAGCTCGGCCCGCGGTGGCACACCAGTTTCCATTCGCATGAAGGGATCAGCAATGCCGAACCCCCGGCCGACAACTGTCGCGATGGGCGTCACCACAGAAGACGTCCGCCGCGCCTACTACGACGAGGCGCCTTGGTCCGCCTGGATCGAAGAGATGCACCTCGAGCCACTGCAGTTGATCATCCTCGATGACAGCAGCGGTGAACGCCAGCGCATCCCGATCACTGTCGCCGGCGACGGCGTCGACGGAGTCACCTTCGGCGAGGCGGTCCCCGTCGTCATCAGATACGAGGACGTCGGCACCGAGACCCCTGAGCCGGCCGCCGACCCCGCAGTCGCGGCATCGGCCGGTCACCAAATCCTTCGGTTCGCAAGTCGAACCGAATCCCGCCTCGGCGTAGCGCCGCAGGCATCCACCCCCACCCGAGTCGCCGCGGCGACCGGGACACCCGAAGGAGGTTCTGCAGTGGAGTTCACTGACGAACAGCTCACCGCCCTTCTCGAGGCTCTCGGTCTCGCAGAGGACGCCGACGCCGACGCAATCGTCACGGCTGCCGAGGAACTGGCGACTACGCCACCCGAGACCGCAGCCGCGAGCGCCGACACACCCACCGCGGTCGCAGCATCCGCCGCACGACTCGGCCTGCAGTTGGTCGACGGCGAAACCCTCGAAGCCCGCCTCTCGCGCGGCGACGAGGCGTACGCGCGACTGCAGCGCGAGGACCGCGAACGCGTCGTCGACGCAGCACTTGGCCGAGGCGCGATCACCCCCGCACGTCGAGATCACTTCCTGCAGTTGATGGCCGCCGACACCGAGGGCACCACCGCGCTCCTGGCTGGCCTTCCCGCTGGTCTCGCCGTCCCGCTGTCTGAGGTCGGTCACGGCCAGAGCGGCGATAGCCCAACGGTTTCCGCCTCCGCCGATTCGATTCGTGAATCCGACACCTACAAGAACTGGAGCTTCTGATGAGTGGCGTCCCCCAGGTCACCAAGACCGGACCCAAGTCCTTCGTCCCTGACGAGAACATTGCCGGCGGCCAGCTCGTCGAAGCACGCGCGGCCGGACGCATCGGTGTCGCAGGCGCAGCGAGCCTCAAAGTGCTCGGCGTCGCGCTCACCGACGCCCAGCGCCCCGAGGCGCTGACCGGCGAACCTGCGACCGTGGGTGGATTCCCGCAGCTCAACGCGGCGCCGTTGCCGACCGTCGTAGCCGTCGCGTACGGCGGCATCGAAACCAAGGTGAAGTACCTCGCCGCAGCACAATTCGGCGACACTCTCATCGCCGCAGCAGGCGGAACGGTCACCCCAGCCGGCGCCACTCCGGACGCTCGAACCATCGTCGGCCGCTGCACCGCACCGGCAGGCGTCGCCGCTGGCGCCGTCGGCCTCATGCGGACCGTCTGACCTCCCACACTCCCGAAAGGTAAAGCAACATGACTGTTCCCGTGCTGAGCGTCAATGACGGTCCCCGCACCACGGTCTCGGATCTCATCGGCGCCCCGATGCAGATCCCAGCCCGCATCCTCAACCTGCTCGAAAACGCCTTCTTGTCCGAGGTCCTCCTGCGCAACGCCGGATCCAACACCAACGGACTCGTCAGCTACTCCGAGTCCACCCCGCTCTACCTCGGTGAAGATGTCGCCGAGGTCGCCGAATTTGCCGAGATCCCGGTCGCGGCCGGTGAACGCGGTACGCCGCGCATCGCCGTGTCGACGGTCAGAGCCCTCGGTGTTCGGATCTCGCGTCTGATGCGTGATCGCAACAAGATCGATGACGTCAACACGCAGATCACGCAGTTGACGAACACGATGGTCCGGGCGGACGAGAGAGCGCTTCGACAGGTGCTGCTCAATCCTGCGATCCCCACCATCGCCGCGTCGGCCGCGTGGAACACTTCGGGCGGCAAGCCTCGCCACGACATCGCCAATGCGATGGAGGTCGTCGGCTCCGCCTCCCGAACCGAGACCGACGACGATGACGAGACGTTCGGATTCCTTGCCGACACGATCGCGCTTCCGACGTCACTCACCCCCGTCCTTCAGGACAACGAGGAGTTCCTCAAGGTCTACACGGACTCGCTCGCGCCGGAATCCATCGCGTACACCGGACGCCTGCCGAAGGACATCCTCGGACTGGCGCCACTCACGTCTCGCTCGTGGCCGAGCAATCGGGTACTCGTCGTCGAACGCGGCACCGTCGGGTTCTACTCCGACGAGCGGGCACTCGAATCGACTGGCCTTTACCCGGAAGGCAACGGCCCCAACGGCGGCGCGACCGAGTCCTGGCGCGCCGACACCTCACGCGCTCGCGTGATGGGTGCTGACCAGCCGCTGGCCGCATGCTGGATCACTGGGGTGGTCTCCTGATGAGCGCATCCGAGTACGTCCTGCTCAGCCATCTCTTCGATCAGCAGGTCCAGAAGAGGGGTGAGCCTGTCGAGTATCGACGGCATCACCGCGGTGACATCCTCACTCTCACCAGTGGTGAGGCTGCCCGACTCCTCAAGGCGAAGGCCATTGCCCCCGTTGTTGCCGACGAGGACGAGGACGTCGCAGTGACGCCGAGCGATCCGTCAGACCCGACCGAGACTGCGGGCAATCCCCCGGCGCCGGCACCGTCGAAGACTCCAGGAGAGCGCCCCGCACAGACCGCGCTCAAGCCCGAATGGGAGGCCTACGGCGTGGAGCATGGCCTCGATCCCGAAGAGGTCAAGGCGCTTTCAAAGGCCGAGATCGCCGCAGCCGTCGACGCACGACAGTGAGATGAGAGGGCGTCATGGCCTACGCAACACCAGCCGAGATAGTCGCCCAGTGGCGCCCTCTCACTCCTGAGCAGACGGCACGATCGACAGCGCTACTCGACATGGCGGCGATCATGCTTCGCCGCCATGTCGTGCTCGACAACCTTCCCCTCGGGGACGAGAAGCTGACCATCGCCAAGCAAGTCTCGATCGAGATGGTGATCGATGCCCTGATTCCTGGCGATCATCGCGGCAAATCGGCCTACGCCTTCACGGTCGGCAGCATCGTCGAATCCGCAACGCTGCTCAACGGCACCGCAACGCTGGTATTCACCACGGCACAGCGAGACCTCTTCGGTCTGTCTCTCGGTGCAGAACCCCGATACAAGTTCGGAGACTGAAGTGTTCACAGACACGATCGCAATCCAGCGCGCACCCGTCACGCGAAGTCGGCAAGGTAACGAGGTCTTCGACTGGGACAACGCGACCGCAACCCCCGTTTCCTTCCTTGTCTCGGTCCAGCCCTCGGGAATGATCGAAGGCGCAGGAGGGCGATCCGTCACCACGGTCTCGAACTGGCGCCTGATCACCCCGGCCGGAACGGATCTCGATCTCCTCGCCACCGACCGCGTCCTGTGGGCGGGCCGAAGCCTCGAGGTCGTCGGCGAGATCGCACGCTGGCCGCATCCGATGAAGCCCGGCGAAGTGCATCACGTCGAGACCGAGCTGCAGAAGGTCGCGAACTGATGGCGATGTCGCGCGAAACCTTCGATCAGCTCAACCGCAACAAGCTCGTCCGCGGCAAGGTTCGCGAGGTTGCCGCCAGGAAAGCTGCACGGGCGCAGCAGATCACCGATAACGAGGGCGGCTCTGCTGTCATCAGCATCAAGTCCGGCACCCGTCCCAAGGGCCGTGCCTTCGCCAACATTCAATCCAGCAGTGCCGACGAAGAATTCGGCACTTCCACAAAAGCGCGTCGTCGGGCCCTCGGCCGAGCCGCGCGGAAAGGCTGATCCCGATGAAGATCATCTATGCCAACGTTCGCGACTCGTCCCTGATCGGCTCTATCGCCGAACTGCCCGACGACGAAGCCTCGCGACTCATCAGCACCGGCCAGGCAAGGAAAGCGACCGAGGAAGAACTCGGCGCAGCGGAACCGGAAACCGCACCCGCCCCGTTCGATTCGAAGCCGGACGAGGATTCGAAGCCAGAGGACGCCGAGGTCAAGATCGAGGATCTGACGCCTGACGCTGGCGACGGACCCAAGGCGTCCACGACCGCGCCGAAGAAAGTCGCTGCCCCGAAGCCTCCGGTCACGTCGAAGCCATGACATCTCGCAACGTCGAGACCATGCTGACCGAGGCCATCCCCGACGCGCTCTCGATCCGCACCGTCACGGAGTTGCACCCCGGATTCGAGGGTGAGCTGCCGGTCATTCAGGTCCAGCAGCTTCCAAGCCAGTCGGCGCACCGGCCCTTCAATGGTCGCCCACTGACCGACTTGATCGACATCGACGTCGACATCTTCGGGCGCAACAAGGATTCCGTCGACGACCTCGCCGAGATCTTGCGCGAGTTCCTGACCGGATGGATGCCCGGCGGACTGAGTGTCGTATCCGATCCGCCGTTCTCGAAGCGGCCGGACTACAACCCGAGCGTCAAACGATCGGGCGCCGTGTACAGGTTCCTCATCCAGCACGGCCGATAGACCACTCCCATCTCCCTTACCCCGTCCGAACTCTCGGTCGGGGTGTTCCTCATGCCCATGAAAGGGGCACCGTAATGACGAATTACGACGACACTCTGGTGCGCCTGGGCGTGACCGGAGCCTTCCGCACCGGACCGCTCGGAACCACCGCACCGATCGGCATGGCCCCGTACGTGGCCCCGGTCGTCGACCTCGGATGGATCTCGGACGAAGGCATCACCGAGAACCGCGAGACCGACACGACACCGTTTACACCGTGGCAGTCCAACAGCCCCATCCGCGTGGCCACTACGAGCGAGATCATCACGTTCGAAACGATCCTGTGGTCCACCAGCTTCGACACGATCAGCCTGTATTTCAAGACCAAGGCTGAGGACATGACCGAGACGGCCGGCGTCGTCGAGTTCGTGGACGGCAACATCAAGGATCCCGATCGCCGATTCTTCGCGGTCGACGTCATCGACGGCATCTACGCCCGTCGCGCCCTGATCCCCAATGGCGAAGTCACCGAGCGTGCAGGTCTGACCTACAAGAAAGACGAGCTGGTCGGCATGGGCGTCACAGTGACCGCGTACCCCGGCGCCGAGGGCTGGTCCGTCAAGCGCCTCTTCAAGGAAGGCTGGTCGATTCCGACCACGCCGTAACCCTTCACAAGCAGCAGCGGCGTGGGTGGCTCTGGTGGGTCGACGCCCACGCCGCTGCTTTCCAGTACCCACCACGAACCACCGGATTGGTTGACACATCATGGCTTTGGAAATCGACCTCGACGCGATTCTCGACAAGCGTCAAGAGGAAACAGGATCTCGCGACACGTTCCCCTTCGTCTTTGCCGGACAGACCTGGCACTGCATGGACCCGGTCGTCGCAGAGGCCGACTGGAAAGACGGACTCGGAGAATGCGAAACCGACGCCGAGGTCGCCGAGCACTACCTCGGAGAAGAGGCCTACGAGCAATTTCTCGCGGCTGGTGGTCGCCCCGGCTACGTCGTCCTCGCAATCCAGACGTTCATGCAGAGCGCGGTCAATGAGACCAAGGCGGGACCTACACGGCGCTCGACATCCTCGGGTCGCAACCGGAAGCGATAGAAGCGGCGCTGATCGAGGTCTATCACAAGGACTATGTCGCGAAGTACTGGCGGGGCGAGATATCGCTCCGCCAGCTTCGCGTCTTGGTCGAGCAGTTGCCCCCGGGGAGCGCGCTTCACCGCGCCAACAACGAGGGCCAGCAATGGACCAACGTCGAGGCTCTGCTCTGGTCGATCGCTCACAAGCTCGACTGGCTCGATTCACGCCTGATGTGGACCAAACGTAAGAAGCCCAAATGGCCCAAGTGGAAGCAATTCCCATGGGACAAGGACGGCGTCCGGATCGGCGATCGAGGAGACGCGACGACCGAAGAAGTCCTCGCCTACCACCGATCGATGAGTGCGAAAGCAGGTGAGTAATTGTGGCTGATGACGATGTCGTCTACGTTCCCGTCCTCCCGTCGATGCGGAACTTCGGCGCTGCGCTCGCGCGTGGTGCCGCTGGCGTCGGACGCAGTGCAGGCCAGTCGATCGGCCGCGACATCGGCACAGGTATCGAGCAGGCGCGCGGCATGGTCGAGAAGGCAACGACCGCGATGGCGAAGGCGACCGACAAGGTCGCTGACGCCGCCGGCCGTGCCCGCGTCGCTCAGGCCGCCTATCAGAAGCTGATCGACGAAGGTGTCACGGACACAGTCAAACTCACGCGAGCAAAGGAAGCTCTCGAATCGGCGCAACGCCGCGAGGTGGCCGCTACCCGTGACGCCGAGACGGCTACACGAAACCTCTCGCAGGCTGAGTCCCGCGCAGCCAGCGCGACCGACGAGGTTGCATCGTCTACTGATCGCGCAAGCGGCGGACTCAAGTCGATGTTCTCCGGACTCGGCGGTGGCATCAAGCAACTCGGCGCCTTCACTGCAGGCGCAGCCGGGGTCGGCGGCGCAGTCGCTCTCATGGGAAAGTCCATGGAGCAGGGCAAGATCGGCAGCAAGCTAGCCGCTTCGTTCGGCGAGAGCGCCGAGGAAGCGAAGCGTTACGGCCAGGTCGCAGGTGACCTCTACGCGTCCGGCGTCGGCAGTTCTATGGACGACATTCGCGAAGCGGTCTCCGCAGTCGGTGGTTCGTTCGGATCGCTCGACACCATGGGCGGTGCACGCCTGGAGCAACTCTCAGCCAAGGCGTCCGGTTTCGCAGACATCTTCGACATGGACGTCTCAGGGTCTGTGCAGGCCGCCAGCCAGCTCATGACCAACGGGTTCGCTGGAAGTGCTGACGAAGCCTTCGACCTCCTCACCCGAGGAATGCAAGAGGTCTCCGTCGAGATGCGGGGCGAGCTGCCTGAGATTCTCAACGAGTACGGCACCAACTTCCGAGCCCTCGGCTTCGACGGCAAGGACGCCTTCAATCTGCTGATCTCCGCATCGCAGGGCGGCGCAATCGCGCTCGACAAGACAGGCGACGCGCTCAAGGAATTCACGATCCTCGCATCATCGGGCGATAAGTCTGTCGGAGAGGCCTTCGCAGCAATCGGCGCCGACGCAGATCTGATGGCAAGTGACATCGCTGTCGGCGGTGAAAACGCTCAGTATGCACTCCAGCAGACCGCGCAGAAACTCCTCGAAGTCGAAGACCCTGCGAAGCGGGCGCAGTTGGCCATCGGCCTATTTGGCGCTCCACTCGAAGATCTCTCGGTCGACCAAATCCCTGGATTCCTCACCGCTCTCGCCGGTACGGACGATGCCATCGGCAGTTTCGAAGGCGCACTCGATGGTTCGATCGGCGTACTTAACGACAACTCTGCATCAGCCTTCGACACCTTCAAGCGCGGGCTAGAGCAGAACGTCACGAACATGCTCGGCGAGAACGTCCTGCCGATGCTCGGCAACTTCTCTGGTGCACTCGAAGAGAACGAGGGTTCCCTACTCGGCGCCGTCGCAGGAATGACCGGAATGACGGGCGCGGTAGCAGGATTCGAGACCGCGAAGGGCACCTTTGATTCCGTCAAGGAAGGTGCGATCGGACTCAAAGACGGGTTCATGTCGGCGAAGGACACCGCAGTCGGCATGGCGGACAACGTCAAAAAGGGAGTCACCGCGGTCAAGGACTTCGATGTCGCGTCGAAACTGTCCTCGGCCACAACCAAAATCTGGACCGGAATCCAGGCGGCATTCAACCTCGTTATGTCGCTCAACCCAATCGGGCTGATCGTCATCGCGGTCGGACTCCTCGTTGCTGCTGTCGTTCTCATCGCAACGAAAACCACCTGGTTTCAGACGATTTGGGATGCAGTCTGGAATGGAGTGACTGCCGCGTGGGACTGGGCGTGGGGCAAGCTCCAGCAGGGTTGGGAGCTACTCAAGCAGGCGTTCACGGCGATCGGCGACAAGGTCACTGAGGTCAAGGACTGGATTGTCGGCAAGTGGAACGAGCTCGTTGCGTTCGTTACCGAGCTGCCCGGAAAAATCGGGGCCGCGGCTTCCGGCATGTGGCAGAGCATTCAAGACGCTGCCGGGGTTGCGAAGGATTGGGTGGTCGACAAGTGGAACGGCCTCGTCGGCTTCGTGACCGAACTTCCCGGCAAGATCGCCTCGGCAGCCTCCGGAATGTGGGACGGCATCAAGAACTCCGCCAAGTCGGTATTCAACACCGTTGCAGGTTGGTGGAATAACAGCCTCGGGTCGATCACATGGACGGTTCCCTCTTGGGTTCCCGGAGTCGGCGGGAAGTCGATCGGGTTCCCGAAGATGCCGACACTAGCCACTGGCGGCATTGCAGGCAGACGTGAGGATGGTCGACTCTGGGGTCCGGGCACAGGTACCTCCGACTCGATTCTCGGAATCGACACCTCGGGGATGCCTACAGCCCTGGTATCCACGGACGAGGGCGTCGTCAAGAAAACAGCCATGGACAACGGTGGCGCCCAGCTCGTCGCCGCGCTCAACGCCGGATGGGTCCCGTCCGTCGACTTCCTGCGTGGAATGCTGCCCGCATTCGCAGGCGGCGGACTGGTGTCCGCCGATCAGATGAACAAGTTCCCCAGAGAGAACGGGCTCGAAGGCGCTGAGTACGACTGGGGCGGGGTCAACTGGGGTGACTGCTCTGGTGCCATGTCCGCGCTGGCGAACTACGCATCGGGGCGCGATCCTTTCGGATCACGGTTTGCCACCGGCAACATGGCCGAAGAACTCGCCGCACGTGGCGCGATCCCAGGAATTGGCCCCTCCGGATCGATGAACTTCGGTTGGTTCAACGGCGGACCCTACGGCGGACACACCGCTGGCGAACTTCCCGATGGGACGTTCGTCGAGATGGGTGGCGCTCGCGGCGACGGACAGGTGGGCGGAGGCGCAGCAGATCCTCGCGATCCGATGTTCACCGACCATGCTCACTTCCCGCCTGAGTTCTTCCTGGGTGGAGATCCAGAGCCGACGGGAACGATGACCGCCGACGCCCCGGCCTTCGACGACACGCTCTCGCCTGGCACATCTGGCGGCAGTGCGCCGATCGGATCGACGACGTCGACAGCCGGAACGTCAACGGTCGGAACCTCGTCGAGCGGATCGAGTTCGTCGAGTGGCTCACCGAGCGCAATGTCTCTCAGTGATTTCGCAGGCCAGACGGCTTCCGACTTCGCGAAGGAGACCACGAAAGACACCCTCGATTTCTTCGGGCTCGGGGCCTGGGCGGACCTACCGCTCATCCCGAACTCGCAGGTCTCAAAGGACATCGCTCCCGTGCAGTCCGGTGCGCCCGCACCCGACGATGCGAACAGCGACCTTCCTGCCGAGAGCAATCGAGGCCCGCTCATCAACATCGAGAAGCTCATCACCGAGGACGCCGATGGCGTCCGCAAGGCCTTGCATACCGAGGCCACGCGACTCCTACGTTCCGATGCTCTGGTTGGGGGGTGGCTCGGATGAGCCTGATCGCGGGCAACTCCACGATCGTCTACTACGTCGCGCCGGACGGGACAGTGTTCTTCCTGTCCGGCGGGGCCGACGCTGGCACCCAAGGCATGTGGCTCGGTCAGGGTCCGGAAGGTCTGGGCGACATCGAAGTTGCGGCAATCTTCGACGCTGCAGCACGCGACGAGGGCGAGGACTACGTCGGCAGCCGCATCGATCACGGCCAGATCGACATCCCCGTTCACATCCTCGGTAACACCGTGGATCACGCTCGGCTGCTGGCCAAGTGGTTCAAGTCGAAGGTTCGCCGCGAGACACAGGGCTACCTCTGCATCTACACCAACGTGCAGGGGTGGCGCTCGGTCGCCGTTCGCAGAGGATCGATGACGCCGGCAATCGGATTCGACCCGGCAATCACGCGCGGCTGCACGTACGACGTGATGCTTCTCGTCGATCGCCCCCATGCGCGTACTGCGGATTCGACTGCCAAATGGTCGAACTCGACGCTCGCAGGCAAGGGCGACCTCTACCTGCACCCCTCTGACGAGGTCGACGGCTGGCCGAAGTTCATCTTCACCGGACCGGGCGAACTTCGACTGATGTACGCCGACATGGACGTCACCATCCCCGCGGCGATTGTGGGAGAGGAGATCCTGATCGACACTGACCAAGTCCGGCCAACACTTCGAGCGACCACCATCAACGGCGTAAAGCGGAACCTGTGGCCGCTGATGCGTGGCAAGCACTTCCCCAACCCATGCCCCGCCGACGAGGTCACGCGCGTCAAGTTCGAAGTCAAAGGCGGCAACGCGAACACCGCCCTCTGGGGCACGCTCGCGCAACGTCACGAGGGCCTGCTGTGAGCGCGCAGACGTACGCAGATCTGCAAGCCGAGGCAGAGGCAGAGCGCAAGAAATACGGCCGACCTCGTGCGCGTGTGCGGTTCATGACGAAGGACATGGAGACCTTCGGCTACGTCGGCGACTATCGCGAACTCAAGTTCACAGAGAAGAAGAACGCGGCCGGCGGCATCGCCATCCGCGTGCCCGAGACTCCCGAATGGTCGGAGTACTTCTACGGCCAGGACCGCGCAGCCACACGCCCGATCGTCATCAACCTGCCTGGGTACAAAACACTCTGGTTCACAACAACGTTCGCCCGAGTGTGGGACCACGGCCAGCGATTCATCCAGGTCATCGGCGTCCATGCGCTAGAGCATTTGAACTGGATCCGGATCTGGCCGAACGCGAACAGCCTGGCCGAATTCCAGTGGCCCAAGAACTGGTTCGGCCTCGGTGGCGCTATCAGTCAGCTCAAAGATGCACTCGAGCAAAACCTCCGTCGACTGCAAGGCAGCAAGTTTCACCCGATCATGGTCAACCCACGCGGTCGGGGGCTGACTGACACCTCCGGGTGGACGTCGACAACAGCCCGAATGACGAAGTACATGGACCTCGCACAAGACGTCTGCAGTACCGAGAACCTCGTTATGACGGCGGATCTGATTGATCCAGAGGAGGACGAGCAGCCGTTCCCCGAGCATCGGATCATCGACCGGCCGACGCTCGTCATCGACTTCAAAGTCAGCAATCAGCCCACCGACTTCACGGGCACGGTCGTCGACGGCATTCTCCGCACCGGCTTGCAGATGCTCGACGATGCGATCGAGTGGATCTCCTACCCGATTCTCGATCCCGAGACGTACGACGACTACCTGCAAAAGCAGTTCGGCCAGATCCCCGAGAAACCGTTCGCGATCTACCGCCTTGGCCAACACTCGACGATTGACGAGGCTGAGGAAGTCACGCACATCCCACTGGCATCGCGAGCCACCGTGGGCGGAAAATCACCCGGCTGGCTGAATACCGGCATCAAGACCGGACTCAACCTGCTTCTCGGAATGCTGCTTCCCGGACTGAATCTCGGCATTTTCGAAGACCAGGTCAGCGATGTCGTCATGGCATTCCACAGTGCCGAGGATGCGCGACGCGCGAAAGCCGCGGGCGTATGGCGGTTCAAGGAAGCATTCGCGGAATCGGCCACGACCGGCCTCTCCCTGAACGCCTGGGCCGCGATGAAGAAGACCCTGTTCGATCACCGGGACTACGTCTCACAGTCGATCAAGGTCTCGAACGGCAAGCCGTACTACGTCGGCCTGCATCTCAAAGTTGGCCAACCCGTCGGCTACTCACTGTCGGACGGGACCATTCGCGTCGACACCCTCGAGGAAATCACCTACGAGGACAGCCGCAGCGTTCGCGGTGAGTTCACGCTGCAGATCGGTTCAGGCGAGGCAGAGAAGGCGCCGGGCGAAATTGCACTCGGCAAGCTCCGCCGCTTCGGCGCCTGGATCACCAGCGTGGCCCTCGGAACGTAGGCCGCGCATCGCGTTTTCACGTAAACGAAAGGACTCGAACATGACCTGGTCAGGCGATCCCGTCTGGTTAGCAGATGTCCTCCGCGCCGAAGGGCTGACCGTCATCGAACACGATGGATGGCGAGACCGAGGGCACGGAGATTTCCTCGATATCCGAGGCGTGCTGTGTCACCACACGGCCGGCGGCGGCAGCAACGATTGGCGCATTGTCCAGAACGGGCGCCCAGATCTTCCGGGGCCACTGGCGCAGTTGGTACTCGAACGTGATGGCACATGGCGCGTGATCGCTGTCGGTGTGTGCTGGCATGCCGGGCGCGGATCGTGGCCAGGATGGCCGACGAATAACGCCAACTTCCACACCATCGGCATCGAGGCCGTGAACAACGGCGTCGGCCAGCCATGGCCGGCCGTGCAACTGGACTCATACAAGCGTGGTTGCGCCGCGATCATGCGCAAGATCGGACGGAGGGCGGCCTGATGGGTGACGTTGTCGGACATAAGGAATACAGCTCAGAAGGCAAGATCGACCCCTTCGGCATTGATATGGGCCCCTTCCGTCGGGACGTGCAGCAACTCATCGACAATCCGCCCGGTACGCCGGGCGCAAACCCTGGAGGAAATGACGTGGATCTCGACGAGAACGCCGTCAACGCCGCCGCCCGACAGTGGAATGTTCCCCACCTCGTCCGGCAGGTGTTTCAGAAGAAGTTCTACAACGTCACCGACGGAAAGATGTGGGGCCGAGCAGGTCTGGCGGACATCTGGAATGAAGTCGTCTGGGACGGATATGTCAACCCTGTCGACCTCCTCGACAACAAGGATGACCCCGACGTCAATCCGACCAGCCCAAGCGCAGCCCGTCGGGGATCGCTGATCTCCTACGTCCTTGCTACCTATCGCGAGGCTGCCATCGCTCGACGCAATACCGACGAGATTCTCAAACTCCTGAAAGCAGGTAAGTGATCATGACTGAAACCACTCCGGCCCTCGAAGGCGCGCGCACGGTGGACACGAAAGCGTTCTGGTTGGACCTACTCGACCGAACCGGCAAGACGTTCGTTCAGACGTTGCTCATCTTCCTCGCAGGCGGGGCGACCATCGCATCTGTCTCCTGGACGACTGCACTGTCCTCGGCCGCACTCGCCGCAATCGTGTCCTTCCTGATCGCACTGTCGACCTCGACGGCACTCACGTCCGGGAACTTCCTCATCGATCTGACAGACCGGGTCGCGCGCACCTTTGTCAGTGCGCTCGTTGGAGCAATCCCGGCAACTGGCACCCTCTCCGATATCAACTGGCGCGACGCGCTTACCCTCGCCGCAACAGCCGCGTTCGTGTCCGTGCTGACGTCGCTGGTCTCGACCAACTTTGGATCCGCCAAAGGTTTACCCTCACTCGCCCCGGTAGCGCCACGAGAGATCACTGTCGGCGAGCACCGCGCCGGGCAGCGATCGGACGACTGACGTGCCGCGCCCTGTTCTCGCAGCGATCGCCGAGCGGTCGCTGCGCACAGGCGCGTACGCGGTGGTTACCGTCTCCGGTCTCGCATCGATCCTTTGGACGCCGCGGACAATTGCCGATGTCCTCGGCGCGGGCACTGCCACCGTGTGGGGAATCTTCCTACTTCTCGGCGGCGCACTCTGCATGTTTGCTTCGATCACGGAGCGGTACCTCATCGAGCACCCTGCAATCTTGCTCGTGGTCGCGGGACTGTGCCTTTACCTCGTCGCCTTGTGGGAGATCACACTCAACGGAGAACTCTCGCGCCTGACCCAAACGGCCGTCATCACTGCTTACGCACTGCATCTTCTCGCCAGGCATGTGCAGTTGCGCAGACTAGCGGGGGCTCTGACACCGAAGGGCGGGTAGATGTTCGGCTTCACCGCCACGGAAATAGCCCTTCTCGTAACAGCTTTCGGCGGCGGTACAACCTTGCAGGCTGCGCTGGCGGCCCTCAAGGCCCGACGTCTGGGCGCCCGATCCCGTGAAGAATCGCAGAACACTGCCGTCGCCGCAGAACTCGTCCGCGTCCGCGAGAGCGAGAACGAAGCCTGGCAGCGCGCCGACGATATGGAAGCGCGCTACGACCGAATGACCGCCAGTCGCAACGCGTGGCGCGAGCGATCACACCAGCAGGACATCTACCACGCCCGCCACTGTCGCACCGAGTCGGACGAATATCCGCCGGCCCCGATCGAATAGCGAGGACGCATGACCCACCCAGAGCCAGAAGCAATTCCGCTGTCAGACCCTCGCGTTGTGCAGCTCGGAAGGTTCCTCCAGGAGGCGCCCGTCTCGAACGGCGGCGTCGCGAAGATCCCCGAGGGGCAATCCGAACTGCTCGCACAAGCGGTCCTCAACTGGCAGGACAACCTCATCTACGACGGCGGTCAGTGGCTGGCTCGCGCGGTCGTGGAGAGCAGTCCCGAGTTCGGCGACGTCGAGATCAAATCGCTCGGCAACGACGAAGCCTTCCGGCTGGTGCACCGACCGACCGGCATCACGGTCATCGAAGAAACACGACGCGGCGCATGGGCGGCGCTGACCACGAAAGTACGGGAGGCTTCCAATGCCAAGTGATCCGATCGAGACACTGACAGCCGACATTGAGATCTACGGCATTCCGCAACAGCCCGGCATGCCGCCGATGACCGAGACGTACCTGCATGTGCGCCGCCGTCAGAACGGCGCAGCAGGCACCGCGGTCCTCGGGCTACCCGCATACGAGGGCGCACCTGGCCCAGCGGGACCGCCTGGCGCCATCCACAAGGGCGATCGGACGCAGTCGCAACTCGAAGGTCTCGCCACCACTCTCGGCGCCGCAGAGGTCAACTGGGCGTATCGCAACGTAGAAACCGACGACCAATGGATCTGGGACGGCGACGGCTTCGTCATCTACGCGAATGCCTACGGAACACCAGGGCTCACCGGCCCCGCTCCCACGATGCACGCCGGCCAACTCACCATCAACGGCACGCCCGTCGACGGCGAGTTCGGCGTCGAGGTCACCGGCACTGACGGCGACTATGCCGTCCACCTGCACCTGCCTGAAATGCCAGAGGGTGAACCGGGCCCGCCTGGCGCTTCGGGTCCAATCTTCACATCGGTCGACGTCGCAGGTCCCGCACCGACGGCCAGCCAAGTCCTCGCATTCAATGCCGCCACCGGCAAGCTCAACTGGTCGACCGTACGCACGCCGATCGAGGAGTACGTCGTACCCCCGTCCGGCTTTCCGAACGTCACCAAGTTGTCCTCTGACGTCCGTCATCAGCTCACCGTCGTCACCATCCCACCGAAGGCGTACCCGTACAGGTTCGACTTCGCGGGCGGCGTCGACTGCGAGGCAAAAGTCGGCCACCAGATCGACCTCGAGATCCGTCTCGGGGACCCCGTTTCCGGTCCACTTCTCGGATACGGCAAGGGGCAGGACGGCGAGGGCTGGCGCGAGGTCGCATTCCGAGCACACTCCGACGTGGCAATCCTCCCCGGCTCGACCGATGGCGTGATCGCTGCGAACACTCAGGCGGTCCTGTATGTCTCGGCGGTCAAAAAGGCCGGAAGCTCGTCGAGCTGGAGTGTCCGTAACAACCTCGCTCAGTTGCGGATTCGGCTGACCGGAGCGGCGTGATGACGTTCTACTACACGCCCACCAATCAGACGAGTGTCTCCGGATCGATCGACGAACAGCTCCAGGAAAACGCACAGACCGGCGCCGAGTACATCCGAAACGGCGGCGAAACAGGTGCCCGTGTCGACGATCTGGGTGAGCTCATTGCGGTTCAAGGCCAGCAGCTCACCAGTCTCGAAGACATCACGCGCACCGGAGTGACGACTCCGACGTACGCGTCTGCTGGTGGTAAGGACATCGTCACGTTCCCGGACACGATGATGCAGACGCTCGAATACAAAGATGACTCAAGCTGGGAAGTTACGAAAATCCCAGCATTCACGCAGGCTTCACTCACCTCGACCGCAACCGTCGACTTCGCATTCCTGCGTGGAGGTCTCGATCGACCTACGCCGCTGGAAGTGGTCCGCATCATCACTGGCAATGACACCGGATTCTTCGGTATCGACGCATGGAAAGTAGGGATCTACGGCTACGACGCACCGAATCTGCGCATGGTGAAGATCTGGGACTCTGGAGACATCAAGGCAATCCTCGCCGATCAGCGTCGGCGGTACCACATCGCAACCGGCATGACGGAGCTGGCGAGGCAAGATCAATTATTCGCAGTCGCAAGCTGGCAATTTGCACCCGGCTTACTGCAGACACCTCGCGGTATCGGATGCATCAATCTCACTGGAATCTCCGAGCAGGCAGGCACTGTCCCCCAGGCCAGGCACGCGACCCTTTCGGGACAAACCGGATTGCCGAACAATGTTCCGCTGTCGTCATTGACCTACGACAAGACTCGCCTCATGTGGGCGGCGATCGGAGCGTCCGCAACATGATGATCGACGGAACACTCTGCGTCACAGCCCAAGAGCTCGGTGAGTTCGCCGCCCCCGCGTTATCTGAGTTCGGTCCAATTGCTCCCCACTTGTGGTTGATCGAACTCGCAACGGGAGCGACGAACGTAGTTCGGTCGTCCGACATCGTCAACTTGCCCGAGGGTTGGGCGCTGCTCATGACCGGACCCGATCCGGACTGGGTCGCCCAGTGGGGCGGCGACTGGCAGCGAGCTTGCGACGAGCAGTTGAATCCAATGCTCGCTCAATCGGTTACATCTCCAGAGGAGGAACAGTGACATTCGACAGTTACTCAACCGTGCGCGTCAACGTCACCGCACTCGTCCTCGACGGGGTGGACCCGGACGACACTCCCGATGACATCGCCATCTCGGCAAGCCTGACGCTGACGCCGATGATCGAGTCGGGGATGGTGCTGCAGTACAACGACAATGGCGTCAAGAAACTCAAGGCGCTGACCGAGATGACGGTCGACATTGGTCCGACGGGCGACATCACGCATCGCAACAAGAGCTACGTCAAGATCGTGGCTGCAGACCCGGTCACCACAAATATCGAACAACTGCAATATCGAGCCCGATTCAACAATGTCCGCATCGGTGCGCAACCGGCGATCATCTCCGACATCTACTTCTGGGCAGTGGCCGGCGACCAGATCAACCTCGCCGATCACGTCGACCTCGGATCGCCGTCAAACTCGGTCATCATCACGCGCGGCGAGCGCGGCTTGTCGGTATCTCCAGAGGTCGAGATCGTGGGCGGTGCACTGATCTTCGAACTCGAGGACGGGACAGACTTCCCGCCCGTCGTCGTTCCCGCGCTCACACAGGCCAGCGAAGACGCCGCGGCTGCCCATGCTGATCGTCTCGCCGCCGATGCAGCAAAGGCCGGTGCGGAGACTGCGGCGACCACTGCCGTCACTGCAAAGGACGACGCCGAGGACGCGCGCGACGTCGCGCTCGCTGCCAAGGCGGACACCGCTGACGATGCACTCGCCACTGCAGCGGATCGAACAGCGACCGAAGATGCTCGAGACATTGCAGTCGCAGCGAAGGGTGAAGCCGAGGTCGACGCAGCTGCTGTCGCGCTCGATCGACTGGCGGTCGGCTCAGCGAAAACCGACACCCTGGCAGCTCGCGACGAGGCATCCGACTTCGCGACGGTCGCAACCACCCAGGCTGATATCGCCACAACGGCAGCGGGTGGCGCCCAGGCCTCGGAGACGGCAGCGCTAACACAGGCTGATCGTGCCGAGGCTCAGGCGATTCGGGCTGAGCAGGCCGCTGACGACATCGCCGAAGGTGTAGTTCCTGACGGCGGCGTCTCGACCGTCAAGCTGCAGGATGGCGCAGTCACCAAAGCGAAGACCTCAGCCGGGGTGCAAGTCTCACTCGACAAAGCGGACACGTCGGTTCAGGAGGGCGACGCGCGGCTGACCAATGCACGAACACCCACCGCGCACGTTCACGCCGAGGCTGACGTCACCGGACTTACTGCGAAGTTGGCGACCAAGGCCGACGTCGACAGCAATGGTTTCCTCGTCCAGTCCCAGATCCCGGCCGTGGCAATTCGGGAGTTCCTCGGTTCGGTCGCAACACAGGCCGCAATGCTCGCGCTCGTGGGACAGAAGGGCGACTGGTGCTCGAGGTCTGACCGCGGTTCGGACTTCCAGATCATCGGCAACGACCCGACACAGTTGTCGAGCTGGCGCGAGAACACGTACCCGGCATCGCCAGTCTCGTCAGTGCACGGTCGCCAAGGGGCTGTCACCACCCAGGCTGTCGACATCACGGACTCCACGACAGTCGGCCGAGGTGTTCTCAAGGCCGCTGATGCAGAGGCCGGACGGACTGCTATCGGAGCGGCCTCGTCAACGGATGCCCGCTTCACCGACACGCGTACGCCGACAGTTGGCACAGTGCCCTACGACATCACATTCGTGGCGCAATCCGGCACTCGTACAGTGGGACTCGGCGACGTACCGGCAGGGATCAAGCTCCGTCGTGCGGTCACATTCTCCGAGGTGACCTTCCACTGCGAGACTGCCGACGCGACAGGCAACCTCGTCGCCGAGATCCGTAAGAATGGCATACAGGTCGCTGGCTCGCCCGCAACGATTGCCGCGGCGAATCAGGTCGCAGGCGGAACCTCATCGGGAGCATTCACCTTTGCTGCAGGTGATGCCCTCACAATCAACGTCACCGGCGTTGGCACGACTCCCGGTAAGGGGCTCATTGCCGAACTCAAAGGGGTGTGCTGATGCCTCACCTATTCGTTCGCGGTGGCAAGCGGGAGATGGAGATCGTAGGCACGGCAACCTGGTCTGGAGCTGCCGCAACCACCTCGATTCTCCCCATCCCAGTGGATGCGCGGCCTGGTGATTACCTGCTGGCATTCCACGCACCGCGGCTTACGGCGGCTGCCACGCCGACCACGCCGACCGGCTGGACGCAGCATCTTCTTCAGACCTTCGGCAACTCTCGCCTGGTCGTGTACGGCAAGGAGATGGTCGAGGGAGACACGGACGCGAGCGTGACACTCAACGCCAATGCTTCCAATATGGTTGCGGCGACAGTCGCGCTCAGACGGGCGAAGAACTCTGCCCCTGTCGATGCGTCTGTAAGCAACACGTCGGCTGTGACCACGTCCGCGACATCGCCGACTGTCACCACCACAGCCGCGAAAGCCCTCGTGTTCCGTGCGATCTGGCTCGTCAACAACAGCACTGCTAACCCACCCAACGCAACATGGTCGGGAAGGTCGAAGCTGGTGGAGGCGACGAACGGGCTCAGCGCAAACTCAGTGTCACTATCCGTTGTCGCCGACTTGCAGGAGATTCCCGGAGCTGCCGGGACGGTGGCGATCGCAATCTCTCCATCCTCCACGAGTGGCGTGTGGACCACCCTTGCGATTGCGCCTCTGTAGCAAAATCCCCCCATCCTCGTCATGAGGATGGGGGGATTTTTTCGTTGCACGCGCAGGTCATAATTCGCGGATTCCGAGCGAACTGTCATTTTATGACCGGCAATGAAACATCCGAGGTTCCGTAAAACGGGGCCGAGCTGGTCTTCCCTTACCCTCCCGACCCCGCGCGACAGACTGTAGGCGAGGGCACCGACAAGCAGGCAGGATCGGGTCAGACCTTGCGCGCCGGCCGCCCGCCATGCCCCGGCCGATCCGCCTGCCATTCGTCGACCGTCTTCTCGGACCATCCTTGGTGTGTCCCGCGCGGGATCGTCCCGTCGTCGTTGATCGGTCCGATCGTCACGTCCGCTTCGGGCAGGTTGTATCCGCTCAGCGTTGGATCTGCCACGCCGATACGTTCAGCGATCTGTCGCTTGGACAGGTAGCGAGCGGTCTTACGCTGCGCCATGTCGACGCCTCGCGTTGTTGATCGACCACGCCCCGATGCCTGCCCAGATTGCCCACATGGCGAGCATCGGCGTGCTGTACGCCGTCACTGTGAGCACTCCCAAGATCACGCCCGAAGCTGCAGTGGCCTGCACGCCGCGATCTGCGATGTATGCGTTCATCAT